ATCTCTCCCCACTGTTTTTTCCCAAGGGGGGTGCTTATGAGTGCCGCGAGGAAACTCCGCGCCGTGAAGGATGGCGAGACGGCCCCTAAGGCCCCTGGGAGCGTCCTGGACGCGACGGAGCATGGGGATAGTAGGGACGTGATGGTGACGCTACGCCGTCGCCTCGCTGCGTCTATCGATAGTCCTGAGACCCCGGCCCGCGACCTGGCTGCCCTATCCCGCCGCCTCCTGGAGGTGGACAAGACGATCCGGGAGATCGACCTGGCTCGCGAGGAGCGTGAGCGGCAGACGGCGACGGAGGCGACGGAGGATGAGGATGGGCTCGGGGACATCTGAGCCCCGCCTGTCCGACATCGCGAAGCACCTCATCCTGCCTGAGGGCATCACGTCCACGGGCTGGCCGCGAGTGCGCGACCGGTGCAAGCTCTTCTCGCTCGGCTTCGACCGCTGGCAGGATGGGCTGGGGCGTGGAATTCTAGCGAAGCGGGATAGTGGCCTCTATGCGGCCGGCATTGATGGCGTGCAGGTCTCGATGCCGCGCCAGGTGGGCAAGACCTACACCTTCGGGGCGATCATCTTCGCCTTGTGTACCCTCCAGAAGGGCCTGTTCGTCCTCTGGACGGCGCACCGCACGAGGACGGCAGATGAGACGTTCGCGGCGATGCAGGGACTCGCCCTGAAGCCCGAGATCGCCCCGTACATCGACGGCCGACCGAGGCAGGCGAACGGTCAGCAGCAGATCAAGTTCACCAACGGCAGTCGCATCCTGTTCGGCGCCCGTGAGGGCGGCTTCGGCCGCGGCTTCGCTGGCGTCGACATCATCGTCTTTGACGAGGCGCAGATTCTCGGCCAGCGCGCCCTGGATGACATGGTGCCGGCGGTCAACACGGCCCCGAACCCACTGATTCTGCGCTTGGGCACGCCGCCGCGCCCGACAGACCCGTCCGAGGCGTTCAGCGGCTTCCGGAAGGCGGCGCTGGCCGGCGAACTAGCCGATGGCCTCTACGTCGAGGTTGGCGCGGATGACGACGCGGACCCTGACGACCGCCGCCAGTGGCGGAAGGCCAACCCGTCGTTCCCGCACCGGACGCCGGAGTCGGCGATCCTAAGGATGAAGCGCCAACTGGGGCCAGAGAGTTTCCGGCGCGAGGGCCTGGGTATCTGGGACCCGGAGGTCGCTAGCCAGGCGATTGGCCGTGAGGCGTGGAACGCCCTGACGGTGGATGACGCCCCGAGCGGGCTGCGCTGGTGCGCGGCCGTCCGCTTCTCGGTGGATGGCTCCACGGTCGCCCTGGCTCGCGCTGGCCGGAAGCCCGAGCGGAAGTCCGAGGCGGTCTACGGCCAACTGTGCACCTCTCAGGGGGTGCGGAACATGGGTGAGGGCGTCCACTGGATCATCGACTACCTGCTGGAGCACCGGGACCGGTGGGCGCAGATCGTCGTGGACGGCAAGTCCGGTGCCGGCGACCTGGTGGACCGACTCCGCGCCGCGGGCTTCAGCCCGAAAGTCATCTGGACGCCGACGACGGATCAGGTCATCAGCGCTCACGCGATGATGGACGCCGCGATCCGGGACCGGTCCCTGTCGCACCCGGACGACGCCGAGCTAGAGGCTGAGGCCGCCGTCATCAGTCGCCGGAAGATCGGCGCATCCGGCGGGTTCGGCTGGACCGCCCCGGAGGGGATGACCTCGGCCGGCATGGACGCACTGACTATGGCCCACTGGGCCACGAAAACGACGAAGAGACGGCCGCGCGAACTGGCCGGTGCCCGCGTGGGGGTGGTGATGTGATGGACCTGATGGCCTACTACAGTCCCGTCCCGACCGACGTTGTCGGCCTGGCCGAGGATGACGCTGCCCTCATGGCCCGCCTGGTCAAGCAGTGGCAGGCCAAGCGGTCGCGTAACGCGCTGCGCCGCCAGTACCGGGACATGCAGGCGACCGTGGATTTCCTGGGCGCCTCCGTGCCCCCCTATATGAGGAATCAGCTCGACATCGTGTGTGGCTGGCCGGACAAGGCGGTCACGTCGCTGGCGTCCCGCTGCATGTGGGACGGGGTCACGTCGCCGTCTGGCGAGGAGGACCCCCTGGGGGCCATGAGCCTCCTACACGACAACCGGTTCGATCTGCTGGTGCCCGAGCTTGTGGACGCGACGCTGACCTACTGCTGCAGTTTCGTGGTGGCTCTGCCGGGGGACACGGCTGCGGGTGACCCTGACGTGGTTGTGACGGGCGCTGACGCCCTGTGGGCGACGGGCCTGTGGGACGTGCGCCGCAGGGGCCTGGAGGCCGGCCTGCTGGTGGACTCCGCGGACGATAACGGCAAGCCCACGTCGGTGCTGCTGCTGACGTCTGAGCATGTGACTCGCCTGGCCCTGGGGGACCGGGGTTGGGTGGCCGTCGCCCGCATGGATCACTCCCTGGGGCGGGTCCCTATGGAGCCGCTGCCGTACCGGCCCGCGCTCGGCAGGCCGTTTGGGCGGTCGCGTATCAGCCGCGAGGTCATGTCCATCACCGACCGCGTGGTGCGCGCTGGCTTCCGCACGGAGGTCTCCTCGGACCTGTACGCGGCCCCTGCGCTGCTGCTGCTGGGTGCGGATGAGACGATGTTCCAGAATGCGCAGGGCGAGAAGGTCCCGCTCTGGTCCTGGTACATGGGCAGGTTGAAGAGCCTGCCGAAGGACGAGGACGGGGACAAGCCCGACCTCCAGGTGATCCCGCAGCAGTCGATGGAGCCTTTCCTGGCGATGAAGAGGGCGCTGGCGGCGGAGTTCGCTTCGGCGACGTCGCTGCCTATCTCTGCGCTCGGGATCGTCCAGGACAACCCGTCCTCGGCTGAGGCGATCTACGCCGCCAAGGAGGATCTGGTTATCGAGGCGCAGAACACGACCCGCAGCATCGGCTACGGCCTGAACCGGATCGTCCAGGACGCCATCTGCCTGCGTGACGGTATCCCCGTCACCGAGATGGATGATGAGGTGCGGAACCTCGCCACGAGGTGGCGCAACCCGGCCATGCCGTCCGTCGTCAGCCAGAGCGACGCGGTGGTCAAGCAGATCAGCGCGATCCCTGAGCTTGCCCAGACTGACGTGGCCCTGGAGGAATTGGGCTACTCGGCTGAGCAGATCGTCAGGATTCGGTCGCAGATCAAGCGGGCTCAGGCTGGCGGGGTGCTGGATCGTCTGCTGGCGTCCACACCTACCCCGGCCGCACCCGCGCCGCAGGAGCCCGCTGAGGCCCCGGTCGAGGTGACTAGCGGTGGCGACGCGGGCTGACCTGGAGCGGTTGGACGAGGCGCTGGACCGGGCGGCCGACATGGCGGTGAGGGACTTCGACGCCTTCGCGGCCCGCCTGGACCTGGCAGCCCTTGACCCTGCCGTGGCGCGCGACGCGCTCGGTGAGGTCATGGACCGGCTGCTGACCCGGTACGGGGACATCTCGGCTTCGTCTGCCGCTGACTGGTATGACGCGCTGCGTGACGTGTCCGCCTCTGGCGACGGGTTCACCGCCGTCCTGGCCGATGGGCTGTCGCCCGAGCAGGTGGAGCGGACCACGCGGTGGGCCGCCAAGGGCTTGTTTGACGGGGACCCTGAGGACACGCTCGACAAGCTGCGGAACCACCTGACGCGCTCGATTGTGGCGCAGGGGAAGCGGACTGTGGAGATGAGTGCGGCCGCTGACCCTGCCCGCCCGAGGTGGGCGCGCGTGCCGGGCCCTGGCGGCTGCTGCGCCTGGTGCTCGATGCTCGCCAGCCGCGGTTTCGTCTACGCGACGAAGGCGACGGCTGGCGGCGAGGGGCACTCCTACCACCATGACTGCCACTGCGTCCCGACGCCACTGTGGAAGGGGCAGAAGCCCCGCATCGACGGCTACGACCCGAAGGCCCTGCGCGCCACCTACAACAAGGCCAGGGCGGCCGTGAAGGCGTCCGGTGCCGCCGTCGATGACAAGGCGATCGCCGCCGAGATGCGCCGCCTCTCACCTGAGTCTTTCACTGACGGGGTTACCCCCGCCGAGTGACCCAACCTACCTACCGAGCCCCTGCCGCGATGGTGGGGGCTTTGTCGTGCCGCGATGGCACCTATCACCGAGGGAGAACCCAATGCGCAAGATCATCAAGACCGCTGAGGCCGCAAGTGCCGATGAGTCCGCGGAGCCGACCGAGGTCACCGAGACCACCGAGCAGACCAGTGGGGAGCCCGCGACGGGTGACGCCACCGACACGCTCGGAGACGCCGGCAAGAAGGCCCTAGCCGCCGAGCGCGCCGCCCGCCGAGAGGCCGAGAAGCGCGCCAACGACCTCGCAGCCCAGATCAAGGCAGCCGAGGACGCAGGCAAGACCGAAGCCCAGAAGCAGGCCGATGCGCTCGCCAGCCTCCAGGCCGACCTGGCCGCCATGCGGGCCGAGAAGGAACGCGCCGAGGTCGCCGCCAAGACCGGCGTCCCCGTCGACATCCTCGCTGGCCCCGGCGACGACCCGACCACGTGGGCCGAGCAGGTCAAGGCGTGGGCCGCCGAGCAGGCCAAACCCGCCGAGGCCCCCGCCCAGCCGGTCGTCCGCCACCACGGTAACCCGCCCGGAGCGGGAGCCGCCTCCCTCGATGAGCGTATCGCCGCAGCCGAAGCGGCCGGAGACCGGACACTCACGGCCTCCCTGAAGGCCCTGAAGCTCGGCTCCCACTGATGAGCCATCACGAACGAAAGGAGCCATGATGCCCGGAATCACCGGCATGGCAACCACCTACTCATGCCCCAACTACGTCGGCGAGCTCTTCGCCGCCAGCCCTGAGGACACGCCGCTGCTGTCTTCTATCGGCGGCCTGACCGGCGGCAAGTCAATCGGCGGGACCGAGTGGTCCTGGTCCGGCTACGACCTGCGCGACGCCGAGGACGGCCGCCAGCGCACTGAGGGCGCGAAGGCCCCCGCCTTCGAGGCCCGCAAGCGCTTCGCCGCCTCCAACGTCACCGAGATCCACCAGGAGGCCGTGTCCGTCTCCTACACCGCCCAGGGCGCAACCAAGCAGATCACTCCCGCACCCGGGGCGACGACTGTCACCATCGGCAGCACTGTCCTGCCCGCCAGCGAACTGGCCTTCCAGATCAGTGGGCAGCTGAAGCAGATCGGCCGCGACGTCGAGAAGACCTTCATCACGGGGAAGTACGCCAAGCCGACGGACAACCAGACGCCCCGCAAGACTCGCGGCCTTATCGAGGCGATCACCACGAATGTGTCGACCACCACCCACAAGGCGAGCGAACTCACTGAGGCCGACGTCGTGGACCTCATCGAGAAGGTCTGGAACAGCGGTGGCCTCCAGGAGGGTGAGACCCGCACCCTCATCGTGAACTCCGCGCTGAAGCGCGCCCTCACCAGGGTCTTCATCAAGGAGGCGAAGTATCAGGAGTCGTCGCGCAACGTCGGCGGCGTCAACCTGAAGACCATCGAGACCGACTTCGGGGCCCTGAACATCATGCTCAACCGGTACGTGCCGGCAACGAAGCTGATCGTCGCCTCCCTGGAGCAACTGTCTCCGGTCTTCATGGAAATTCCCGACAAAGGGCACTTTTTCGCGGAGCCGCTGGCGAAGACCGGCGCGTCGGATGACGTGCAGCTCTACGGCGAGATTGGTCTGGAGTACGGCAACGAGAAGGCACATGGCTGCCTGACGGTGGCTGCTGGCTGACGCGGCATGGGGGCGCCCCGCAGTGTGTGGGGCGCCCCTGCCTGGCCCTGAGAGAGAGGGAATCATGAGGATCACTTGCTACAAGCACCCGTCGCTGTTGGTGACTACCCCGCACGTCGAGTTCGTGGATGGGGTCGCCGAGGTGGATGAGGCCACGATGCAGGCGCTTGCTCCGCTGCTGGAGGAGTGGGGTATCGACGCCGCCGATATTGGTGGCGAGCACGCCGAGACCAGCCCCGAGGACCCTGAGGCTCCCGAGGACGCTGCCCCGCCCGAGGAGGAGTCCCCGAAGCGGGGCAAGAATGGCTGACGCTTTCGCCACGGTGGAGGACCTGGAGGCGCGGTGGCGTGGCCTGTCTGAGCAGGAGCGGAAGCGTGCCGCCGTCCTCCTGGAGGATGCGACGGACCTCATCAAGGCGTCGGCACCGCGCTGGCAGCACGCCACTGCGGGGACGCTGAAGCGCATCGCCTGCGCGGTCGTGAAGCGTGCGCTCCAGGCCGAGCAGGGGGCGGCTGATGGGCTACCCGAGCCCAGGGGCCTCCTGGCCAGCGAGATGCACACTACGGGGCCGTTCACCGACCAGTACGCCTACAGCAACCCTGAGGGGGACTTGTTCCTCAGGGCGGCCGAACTGAAGCAGTTGGGCGGCCGCCGCAGCGCGGCGTTCGAGGTGGACCTGCTGGCTCCGGCGGTGGCCCCGTGATCGCCGCTGGCCTGGTCGCCGTGACGAGACTCAGGGCGGGCGACGGCGGGCGCGACCAGTACGGTGAGGCTGTCCCCGGACCGGTCGTGGAGACGCCCCTGCCGCCCGCCCTGCTCAACCCTGGCGGCACGTCGGAGCCGGTCGCTGCGGGCTCTCTGCCGGTCGTCAGTCAGCCCACCCTGTACTGGCGCGGCAAGCACCCGGACATCCGCTCCAGCGACCTCCTGCGCATCGCAGGCGTCACGTACAGGGTCGAGGGCGCCCCGGCGCGCTGGCCCAAGGGCTCCGTGGTGACGCTCCACGCCGCAACCGACCCGAAGACGACGGGGGGTGCCTGATGGGCGTCGTGAGATTCAAGCTCGACCGCAAGGGCATCCGGGCGCTCGTGTCCTCCGATGAGGCACAGGGCGTTGTCACCGAGGTCGCCGAGGAGTTGCGTGCCCGCGCGGGGGAGGGCTTCAAGGTGCACTCCTCCAACAAGGGGAAGCGCGCCCGCGCCTACGTCCACGCCGGCACGCGGGAGGCGGGCATGGAGCAGATCAAGCATCACACCCTGGAGAGGGTGCTGGGCAGCATCGGGGGAGGTGACGGCTGATGGCCGGCATGTCTCGGGACACGAAGGCCCTGGTGATGGCCGCTTTGAAGGCGGCCCTGCCTGACGTGCAGGTCGTGTCCAGCGTCCCCTACGCGAACGGTGACCCGCCGGATCCTCTGGTCCTGGTGATCGCTACGGGCGGGCAGGGACAGCACCAGCGGGTGCTGAGTACCGGTCAGGTCACCATCGACAGTTTCGCTCCCACTACGGGCCAGGCAATGCGCCTGGCCCTTCGTGTTGACGCCGCCGTGAACGCGCTCGTGGCCGGTCATGACTGGCCGGTCACGAAGGTCACGGGGAACGCCCCATCTGAGTCGCCCGACCCGACTCTCACGGCCGCCCGAGCGACGGCCACCTACCAGATCACCACACGGAACCAACCGTAAGGAGAACCAATGACTACCAATGCCGACAACGTACTCGGCTTCGGGTCGGACGACGACAGTCTCTACCTGGGCCCCTACGACCCGCAGTTGGCCACCAAGATCCAGGGCCTCACCACCACCATCCCTACCGCACTGAAGGACTGCGGGTGGATCAGCGATGACGGAATCAAGCTGACCATGGACGACTCGGTGACCAAGATCAAGGGGCACCAAGGCCACGGGACGGTCCGCACCTTCATGGACTCCTCGGAGACCGGCCTGGAGGCCGCTCTCCTGGAGAGCCAGTTGGACATCGTGACCCGCTTCCTGAACGCGAAGGCGGAGAAGATTCAGGAGCAGATCGGTGCCGGACCTCAGAAGACCGATGTCGCGAAGCTGACGGCGAAGGCCCAGCGCACGGTCGTCGTCCTGTCCGGCGTCCTCGACGTCTTCGACACCGCCTCCACCGGGGATGCCCGCACCCGCATGCGGATCGTCTTCCCCCGCCTCGAACTCGGTGAGCGCGGGGAGGTTCCCTTCAAGGTCGGTGAACTGACCGCCTGGAGTTACAAGCTGAGCGTGCTGGGTGACTACACCATCTACTCCAACGCGAAGTCGCTGATCCCGGCCTGACGGCCGCTCTAGCCCCCTGCCCCGGCGCGGATGGTCGGTCCCTGCGTCGGGGTGGGGTCACCACAACCTGGGACCGCCAACCACCGAAAGGGACCGACGGATGACTAGCAAGAAGACGAGCAAGACGGCCGAGCACGCCCGCGAGATTGGGGCCGCGACGCCGAAGGACTTCCAGGAGGCTGAGGCCAACGGGGGCCGCATCGTGGAGGTGACCGTCGACGGCCTGACCGTCGCCGTGGACCCGACCGCGTTCCAGTCCGACTGGGAGGTGATTGAGGCGCTGGCCGCGATGGAGGACGGCAGCGCCTCCCCGGCCGCGATGATGCGTGTGACCCGCGCCGTCCTGGGTGACGCCTACGACGAGGTGAAGGCTCACGTCCGCAAGGACGGGAAGGTCAGCGCCGACGGCATGGGTGAGTTCCTGCAGAAGGTTTTCGAGGTCCTGAACGCGGGAAACTGATCGCCCTCCCTGGGCTCCTCAGGGAGCATGGGGAGGAGATCGAAGCCGACCTGCTGCGCGTCTATGGAGTGGACCTCCTGGACCTCTACCGGGGCCGGCTGACGCCGCGCAGGCTACTGGTCCTCATCCGGGGGCTCCCGCCCGGCTCAGCCCTAGGGAGGGCCATGGGTGGGGACGTCGCCCTCTCCGATGAGGTCACCGCAGTCAGGATGGCCGCCTGGCAGATCTGCTGCTACATCTGTCTCCTATACACATCCGACGC